GATGGTGCTTTACCTCAGTTAATGCGTATCTTTGCTGGATCAGACGAATTAGGTCGGTTTGAGCCAAGGATGCCAGGAGACGAGGAGTTTGCCAAGCAAGCTACCGAACTTACGAACTATGTGTTCTTCAACGATAACGATGGTGTTATCCTCATGCATAACTGGATGAAGGATGCACTTCTACAGAAGAACGGAATCGTAAAGTATTGGTGGGAAGATAGCGAAGATCCTACCAAGGAAGAATACAAAGGTCTAAACGCAGAAGAACTAACACTTCTGTTTGCTGATGACGAGATGGAACTAATCAGCCAAGAGACCGAGGAAGTCGGCATAGACCCAATGGGTATGCCTATCCTTTCTTACAATGTAGTCATCAAGAAGAAAAAAGAAGTCGGTAAGGTCTGTGTAGAGAATGTGCCACCAGAGGAGTTCTTAATCGCCAAGCGCGATAAGAGCATCAAGAACGCCAAATTTGTCGCACATCGCACAGTCAAGACACGATCAGACTTAATCGCTATGGGCTATCCACAAAAGCAAGTGGACAAGATGCCAGCGTACAACGACCTTACTTATACTCCTGAACGAGTAGCAAGGTACAGCGCAGGCGAGATGCCAGACGAGACACAAAGTTTAGACTTTACGATGCAAGAAGTAGAGTTGTTCGAGTGCTATATTCGTACCGACTTTGATGGTGATGGGATTGCAGAACTCCGCAAGGTAGTCTATGCAGGCGATCAGATTATTGACAACGAGGAAACAGATCACATTCCCTTTGCAAGCATCTGCCCTATTCCTATGCCACACAAGTTCTTTGGTCAGAGTCTAGCCGACAGAGCAATGGACATACAGCTTATTAAGTCTACGATTACTCGTCAGATCCTAGATAACCTGTACCTTACCAATATGCCTAGGGTTACAGCCCTAGATGGACAAGTAAACCTAGATGACCTACTAACCACATCACCAGGCGGTGTAGTGAGGATTAAGTCTCAAGGTGCGGTTCAGCCATTATCTGTACCGGCAACAGCATCTCAGTCGTTTCCAATGCTAGATTACATGGATCAGGTATTGCAGAAGCGTTCAGGTGTTACGCAAACAAGTCAGGGTATTGATCCTAACATTCTACAAAACACCACAGCCACAGCGATTGCAGCAATGCAACAAGCAGGCTCTGGTCGTATAGAGATGATTGCTAGAATCTTTGCCGATACAGGTGTAAAAGACTTATTCGCAGGCATATTCCACTTGATCCTAAAGTATCAGGACAAGCCAAGGGTCATTCGTTTACGAGGCAAGTATGTCTCTATTGACCCTAGAGAGTGGAAGAACAACTACGATGTAACAGTCAATGTCGGTCTAGGCACAGGTAGCCAAGATCAGAAGATGGCGATGGCAGCAATGGTTATGCAAAAACAAGAGCAGATTCTACAGACTCAAGGCTTTGCTAATCCGTTAGTCAGCGTAGGTCAGTATCGCAACACACTTGGTAAGTTTATCGAGGCAGCAGGGTACAAAGACTCAATGGAGTTCTTTAAAGAGATTCCACCAGAGCTAGACCAACAGTTGTCTCAGCCACAGCCACCACAACAACAGCCTAACCCTGCGTTAGACATGATGATGCAACAGGCACAGGCACAGATTGAAACAGACAGAGCCAAAGCAATCAACGAGATTGAGATTGCCAAGGCTAAAGCACAAGCCTCTATCCAACTCGAAAGAGAGAAGGCAGCAGCTAACCTAGAACTCAAGACAGCAGAGTTCCAAGCAGAGGCTCAGTTAAAAGCAGCACAAGTCGGTGCTAAATTAACAGGTGATGTCAGGATACCTGGATGAATACAACCGACAGAGCTAAAACATTATTAGGCGATGAGTTTTTCCAAGAGCTATTACAGGCTCAGAAAGACTCATTCAAGTCGTATATCTTTAGTTCTGCCGAGCATGATGTAGAAGGTAGAGAAAGAGCCTTAGTCAAACTAAAGGCACTAGAAGAATTTGAAGCATCTATTCAATCAATCGCACACAATGGCGAAATTGAAAAGAAGCGAGTCAAGGTTTTTTAACAACCATAGAGGTCGAAAATGAGTGAAAACACCAACCCACAAGGGAGTGTAGACAATTCTGTATCAGGTGCAGCTAATGCATTTATGTCTTTTCTTGAACCACAAGCGGAGGAGGCGAAAGCCCAACCAGAACCTAGTGAGGCAGAGTATTCTGCCGAGTCCGAGGAGCAAGATGTAAGTGCAGAAGAAGCTGAAAGCCAAGAAGAAGAAGTAGAGGAACTCCCCAAATACCGAGTTAAAGTCTCTGGTGAAGAAGTGGAAGTTAGCCTTGATGAGCTTTTGAATGGTTACAGTAGGACTGCCGATTATCAGAAGAAAACTCAATCTTTAGCGGAACAACGAAAGGCTGTAGAAGCTGATCGAGTAAAGATTGATGAAGCAGCAAAGACTAGAGAAACATATGCCCAACGACTCCAAGTCATTGAACAATTGTTACAGCAACAAGATCAAAGCCAAGACTTAGCATCACTCAAGGCAGAAGATCCGATTGCTTACGCAGTTGCAATGGGAGAGAAGATGGAAAGAGATAAGCAGTTGCAAGCGGTGCAGATGGAAAGACAGCGAGTTCAACAAGAACAGCAGTCCTACACTCAAACACAGTTGCAAAAGCATATCCAAGCAGAGCAGGCAAAACTTGTAGAGGCTATCCCAGAGTTTAAAGACGATGTGAAAGCCGAAGTAATCCGTAGAGACATACGCAATTATGCTAAAGCTCAAGGATTCTCAGATCAAGAGTTGTCTCAGGTTTACGACAGTCGCGCTGTACTAGCCCTCTATAAAGCAGCACAGTACGATAAGTTGATGGCAGGCAAAGGTGTTACTTCTAAGAAAGTAGCCAATGCTCCTAAGACGATTCGACCAGGAACATCTAATCCGCAGAGTTCCGAGAATGAAACAGCAAAAAAAGATAGAGCAGCATTACGCCAATCTGGCAATAAAAAGGATGCAGCTCGTTTATTTGAACGATTTTTATAAAGGAATTTAATCATGGCAGCATATGATCGCTACACCGCTATTGGTGCGCGTGAGGACTTAACAGATGTTATTTATGACATCAGCCCTACCGACACCCCAATCATGTCAACCATTGGCAAAACCAAAGCAACATCGGTTACGCATGAATGGCAAACAGATAGTCTCGCAGCAGCAACCACAGCCAACGCATTAGTTGAAGGTGCATCCGCTTCTGAGGGTACTATTACCCCAACAACCCGTCTCGCAAACTTGACACAGATCGTAGGTAAGACTGTTATGGTTTCTGGTACTCTCTTGGCTTCTGACCTTGCTGGTCGTAAGTCTGAGATGGCTTACCAGTTGGCTAAAGCATCTGCTGAGATCAAGCGCGACATCGAGACCATCATTACAGCAAACCAAGGTCAGACAGCAGGATCGTCTGGTTCGTCTGCTCGTAAGTTAGGTTCACTCCTGTCTTATATCAAGACCAACACAAGCAAGAATGGTACTTCCGTTACTGGTGTAGACCCAACAACCCTTGGTGTCTCTACTCGTACAGATGGTACAACTCGTGCATTTACTGAGACCATCCTTAAAGATGTTATCGCTAAAGTGTTTGCAAGCGGTGGTACACCATCAGCATTGTTTGTTAGCCCTGCACAAAAGCAAGTAGTTTCAGCTTTTACAGGTTTGGCAGCACAACGCTACCAAGTGCCTACGAGTGGTCAAGCAACCATCCTAGCCGGTGCTGATTTATATCAGTCCGACTTTGGTGTATTGCAGATCGTTCCTAATCGCTTTATGCGTACTCGTGATGCCCTCGTACTCGATCCTGAGTATGCAGCATTAGCGTATCTGCGACCATTCCAGACCAACGACATTGCTAAAGTAGGCGATGCAGACAAGAAACAAATCTTGGCTGAATTGACCCTTGAAGTTCGCAATGAAGCTGCTCATGGTGGTGCTTTCGACTTATCTTGATAAATAGTAGATAAGTTGTAGAATAGGGGGTGGGCAAAACCTGCCCCCTTTCTAGGAGTCTTTATGTCAGAACTCGGCAAACGAGGTAACTTAGGTGTAGTAAACGGAGTAGTAAAAACAGCCTACGCAGATGGCGAGGGCGGTCTTATTATTAAGACAGAAACACAATTAGATGATTTTATTAACCATACAAAAGCTCAATATAATCAGCGTAGTGAAAAGACAGGATGGGGAGATACCCCATACGATGCAAAGAATAAAATAGCATCATTACCTTTGGAGATTATTGAGACTCTAAATGTAATGGGAATTATGCGAGGCTTTCATATAACCGATCAAAAAGCCCTCAAGAAGTGGCTAAATAACCCTGATAATAAGGTATTTAGAACTAGAGGGGGTCAGGTATGAGGATCGCTATATTAATGCCAGCTAGAGGGCAAATGGAAGTCGCTACAGCGTTTGATTTAGTAGCAATGTGTGCGTATACCATTAAGACCACAAAACACGATATAGACCTGTTTACTAGCTCTGGAACGCTAATATTTGACCAGAGGAATAAGTTGGTAGAAACAGCACTAGAAAACAAGGCAGACTATCTGCTCTTTGTAGATGCAGATATGAGGTTTCCACAAGATACCTTAAAAATATTAATGGCTCACGATAAAGATATTATTGGGGTCAATGCAACTACAAGGGCAGAACCCGTTAACCCTACAGCTAGGAACATCCATATTAACGAGGATGGCTCTGTAGATTGGGTAGCGGTCTACTCCAATGCTAAGTCAGGCATAGAGAAAGTAGATGGGATTGGCTGTGGAATTATGTTGATTAAACAGAGTGTCATTAAGAAGATGGAAAAACCCTACTTCTACTTTGAGCAACTTTTAAACAACAAGATACTAGGCGAGGACATTTACTTTTGCATTAAAGCAAAGGATGCAGGAGTTGATACTTGGGTAGACCACGATCTATCCAAACAGATAAAGCATATTGGGCAGTATGTTTATGGATGGCATAACATCGAACTACCAAAAGATTAGGAAATCATGGCTTACACAAACTTTACCGATCTCAAAGCATCGGTGGCTAACTACTTAGGTCGATCAGACTTAACATCGGTTATCCCCGATTTTATTAGCTTTGCAGAGCTACGCATGGCTAGAGATTTACGCACTCGGCAGATGTTACAGTCAGCTACTGCGTTAACAGTAAGTGGTGATGGCAAAGTAGCCTTACCAACAAACTTCTTAGAGATTCGTGATTTACATATCCAAGGCAATCCAAGATACCCTATTACTTATATGTCTCCTAGTTTATTTACTAGGGATGCTCCGGCAGACGAGAGTGGCAAACCAATTTATTACACAATCTTGGCAACTGAGTTTGAGTTAGCACCAAAGCCAGATACAGCATATACATTGGAGATCCTCTACTATGCTAAACCTACTGTACTTTCTACTAATAATGCAAGCAATGTATTTCTTGCTAATTATCCAGATGCTCTCCTCTATGCCTCGCTTTTAGAAGCAGAGCCATACTTAATTAACGATGCAAGAAGTCAGACATGGGCAACCCTGTACGACAGAGCAATCAAAAACATATCCGATGCAGACCAAAATAGCGAGTATTCGGGTGTTCCATTACAAATGCGCGTAACCTCACGATAAGGAAATAACATGGCTGAAATGTCAAACTACCTAGA